ACGGTCTGAAGCACTTTGTCCGTTCGCCCATGGCGAATTCGATGGACGGTGACTTCGACACCGGCAACGTCCGTTACAAGGCCCGCGAGCGTTATTCGTTCGGATGGTCTGATCCTCTGGGTATGTACGGCAGCGAAGGCGCTGCTTAAAGCTGATGGGGGGGAAGAGGGTAATACTTCTTCCCCCTAGCTTTATTTAGGCGTATATTTTTTGTTCTAGGGTTCCCCACCCATACCGACTGACCTAGCAGACGTAGTAGAGACGGTATGGGAATGTGCTACTACACGGAGTAAATTCAATGGCGATTACGACTTTTTCCGGCCCCGTTGCGTCCCAGAACGGCTTCATCGGCGGTACTTCCTCCAATCCGATTTCGGTTACCACTGCCGGTAACATCTCCAGCTTCTATGCCACGACTTCGGCTGCTTCGGGCGATACCCGCCTCATGTACGAGAGGCTGACCTTCACCTCCACCGGTTCGGGCGAAACCCTTCGTGCGTTCTCGGTTGTGACTGGCGTTGGCGCGGCGACTGGTGGCACGATCAATGGTGCCCATATCTCGATGTCGATCAACAGCCCCGGTACCATCTCCGGTGCGGGCAACGCCCTGCGCGTTACTCTGGGTATGGGCGCTCTGGCGAACCCGGGCGGCACCTTGTCGGCCCTCCAGCTCGATAGTGATCTGGCGTCTAACTGCACGGTTCCGGCGTCGGCTGCGTTCATTCGCGTGACCAATTCGGGCGGCAAGGTTCTCGCCAACATGATGAGCGTTCCGGCCCCTGCGGCTGCTGGTGCGTTTCGTGCGGCGGTCGGCAGCCCCGTGGTTACTCACACCATGCCGGTGCTGAGCGCTAACGGCACGACCTACTACATCATGGTTTCGACGGTAGCCTAACGTGCAGATAACGAAGGAATATCTCCTTTCGGAAATCGGCAATATGGAGAAGCAACGGAACCACGCACACGACGTGGCCGTTGCTTCCCAAGCCGCTATAGATGTCATGCAAGCCATGATTAAGCGGCTCGATCTCCCGGAAGAAGCTGGGGTTACATTCTCGGACCTTGGTCTACCCGACCCTGTTCCGATGGAGAAATAGAGATGGCTATGCAGACAGATGTCAAAGCATCTAAGCCCCTGACTACTACGGGGGATTTTAAGGATCAGGGTAACAATTCTATTGGCCGTGCTCGTATCAAGGCTATTTACTCTGTATGTTCCGCAGGGGTTGGTACCGTTGTAATTACTGACGGCGGTGGCGGTGCTACGCTGCTAACCCTTAATACTCCGCCTGTGGCTGATGCGGGTTCGGTTTATATCATTATGCCCGATCAAGGTATCTTGGCTCAGAACGGCCTATCCGCCACTGTGACAAACACTGCGTCCACTGTGATCTTTTACGGGTGATGCTGTGGCGGCTGAAAGAGGGTTTGATCTAGCGGGGCGTAGTATCTTCATCGCCCTGCCAGCGTATGACTTCAAGGTTTCCTTGAAGCTGGCTGTTTCTTTGGCGCGGTTCGCTCAGGTAGCGCCTAGGCATGGTATCGACGTGCAGATCGGTAGTATCTGCGGTTGCTCTGTCGTGTCTCGCGCTCGCAACCTGCTGGTCCGTGACTTTCTTGATTCTCCCTGCACTGAACTCCTCTTCATAGATAGCGACATCAACTTCGAACCCGACGCTATTACCCGGCTCATGGCTTGGGGTAGTGACAAGGAGAAGGGTATCGTCGCTGCGGTTCCGCGCGTACGGGATGTAAACAAGACGTATATTGCTGACCTAGACCACGACGAAGACGGCCAGCTTACCATGAATGGCATGGGCTTGGTCCGTGCCCAGCGTGTGGCTACTGCCTTTATGTGGGTGCAGCGCGGTGTGTTCGAGAAGCTGGTGGCTGAGAACCCGGACTGGACTTACTTTGACAAGCGTGCGGGCAAGGACCTGAGCGCTGTATTTGACTTCAAGGTTACCCGCGAAGGCTACATTGGGGAGGACTTCCTCTTCTGTGACCGCGTCCGTGAGGCTGGCTACGAAGTCTGGATTGATCCCACCATAACCTTGGGTCACATGGGCGTGCAGGAGTACACGGGTAACTTCGGCCACGACATCCTGTACCCCATGGTTGTCCCGGCACAGAAGGTGTCAAATGGCTAAGTCCCCGGCGTGGACACGCAAGGAAGGCAAGAACCCCAAGGGCGGTCTAAACGCCAAGGGGCGTGCTTCCTACAATGCTGCCAACCCCGGGAAACCCGGCCTGAAGCGCCCGCAGCCCGAAGGTGGCTCCCGTAGGGACTCATTCTGCGCCCGGATGAAAGGGATGAAGAAAAAGCTTACCAGCAAGAAGACTGCCAGTGACCCAAACAGCAGGATCAACAAATCCCTTAGGGCGTGGAACTGCTGATATGGAGATGATGGTATGGAACATCGTCCTGAGCGCCGTGGTAGCGGCTATGGGTATCATGCTTAAGGGCAAGCTCGATGAGCTTTACCGGGTGGGTGTCCTGCTGAACAAGACCCGTGAGGAAGTCGCTAGGAATCATATCACACGTGAAGAATACAGCCGTGATCTGGAGAAGCTGGGTGATCGCTTCGACGCTGGTATCCTTAGGTTAGAGGCCAAAATAGATGCCATTTCTAAGAAGGCTTAAGGAAATGTTTAAGAAGGTAGTTAACAAGGTCAGGAAGTACGCTAATGGTGGTAACGTGGCTTCTGGTCCAAACTACGGAGCGTCCCAGCTGAACCCGGTTATGGGTAGTGGTGCTGGTGGTGCATATCCCCTTTCGCCTCAGGCTCCGCAGGCTCGTTTTGGTATCGCCAACCCCCCGGCTTTTGCCCAGAATAACGGTACCCGGGGACCTATGGCTCCTAATCCGACCCCGTTCAAGAAGGGCGGCAAGGTGAAAGCCAAGGCCAAGAAGAAGACAAAGACCTCCACTTCCAAGCGTGCGGACGGAATTGCGCAGCGGGGTAAAACTCGTGGGAAGATGGTGTAATGCCTGCTAAGTCCGCTAAGCAGGAGAAGTTTATGCAGGCGGTGGCGAACAACCCGTCGTTTGCAAAAAAGGTAGGCGTCCCGCAATCCGTGGGGCGTGAGTTCACAACAAAGAAAGGTACTGACATGAAGAAGATGAACATGGGCGGAATGTACGCCAAGGGTGGCATGAAGAAGATGGCTGGTGGTGGTCTGGCTGCTGGTCACAAGTCGGCTGACGGCGTTGCCAAGAAGGGTAAGACCAAGGGCAAGCAGATCGCCATGGCTCGTGGCGGTATGAAGGGCTGCAAGTAATATGCGCTCTTCCCGTGGTATGGGGGCCGTTAAGGCTTCCAAGATGCCCAAGGCCAAGTTGCCTATCAGGACGATCACCCGGAAAGACAACCCGGATAAGGTCGAGATGTACGCTAAGGGCGGCAAGGTGAAGAAGTATAACGCGGCAGGTTCGGTTAAGGACGACTTTGACCGGATTAACGAAATCGTTACCCGCCCGCGTCCGAAGGCTGAACCGAAGAAAGAGGCCCCGATGAAGCGTCTGGGGCCTAGCGATGAGGATATCGTTGGGAATAAGCCTCTGGTCAAGGGTCCCGATGGGAAGCCGTACGTCCCTGAAAGTCGTCGTAAGGCCAAGGGTGGTAAGTTTATTCAGCAGGCTATCAAGAAGCCCGGTGCTCTCCGTGCCAGCCTTGGTGCCAAGAAGGGCGAACCTATCCCGGCTAAGAAACTGGCTAAGGCTGCTAAGGCCCCCGGTAAGCTTGGTCAGCGGGCTCGTTTCGCTGAGATGCTGAAGGGTTTTAGGAAGAAGTAATGGCTCGTACCGACGAGAGTAAGTGGAAGCGTGTTGTCGCCAGTGTAAAAGCTGGCGACAAAGGCGGCAAACCGGGTCAATGGTCTGCCCGTAAAGCCCAGCTTGCTACTCAGCGGTACAAGAAATCCGGTGGGGGGTATAAGGGTCCCAAGACCGAAGCCCAGAAGTCTCTGTCCAAGTGGACTAAGGAAGAATGGGGTACTAAGTCTGGGAAACCCTCCACACAGGGGTCTAAGGCGACAGGCGAACGGTATCTTCCCAAGGCGGCTCGTCAGTCCCTTTCTTCGGCTGAATACGCTGCTACTACTAGGGCAAAGCGCGAAGGCACTGCCAAAGGTAAACAGTTCGTCAAGCAACCCAAGGCTATCGCCAGTAAAACGGCAAGGTACAGATGACCACTTCAGGCACTACTACCTTTAACTTAGACCTAAATAACCTGATCGAAGAAGCCTTCGAACGGTGCGGGGTAGAGCTGCGTACTGGTTACGACCTGCGTACAGCGCGTCGTAGTTTGAACCTGTTGACAATAGAGTGGGCAAATAAGGGGATAAATCTCTGGACTATTGAACAGGGGTCGATCCCCATGGTTCAGGGGACGGTTACCTACAACCTTCCTGCAGACACGATTGATCTGCTGGACCACGTGATTCGTACGCAGTCGGGTATCAACCAGACCGACATCAATATTACCCGTATTAGCGTAGATACTTACGCTACCATCCCCAACAAGCTGACCCAAGGCCGTCCCATTCAGGTCTGGATCAACAGGCAGTCAGGTGCAAAGTATCCGGTGGGTGGGCAACCTGCGGGTACGGATGTGGCTACGGGTATTGACTACCCGAACATTAACGTCTGGCCCTGCCCCGACCAGAGCAACTACTACACCTTCGTATACTGGCGGCTGCGCCGTATTCAGGACGCCGGAAATGGCGTCGATACGCAGGATATCCCCTTTCGTATGCTGCCCTGCATGGTGGCTGGATTGGCCTATTATCTGGCCCTGAAAATCCCAGATGCCCTTGAACGGGTGTCTATGCTGAAGGCCATGTACGACGAGCAGTGGCAGCTCGCCGCCGACGAGGACCGTGAGAAAGCCTCCCTCCGTCTGGCCCCTCGCCAGATGTTCTTCTAGGGGGCGTAGATGCCCAATAGGTTTGCTTCCGGTAAAAAGGCTATTGCAGAGTGCGATAGATGCGGCTTCAGATATAAGCTGAAGGAACTCCGGCAGCTCGTCATCAAGACAAAAAACGTCAATATTCTGGTCTGCCCCACCTGCTGGGAACCCGACCAGCCCCAGCTCCAGCTGGGTATGTACCCCGTGGACGACCCC